TTACTCGCTAAGCTGTCCTCGCAGCGTTATAAGTGCCTCTCTAACGCTCTCTGCGTTAATAGCCTCTTGACACTTTCCGCGTTCTCTCGTGCGCTCTACGTCCTCTTTAAAGAACGGGCACAAATCGCAGCCGCCTACAATCTGGCAAGCTGCATTTGCTGTTATAATCTGCTGCGCTTCAATTTCTCCCATAACTGTAGCTGCCATACGCTTACCCCATACGCTCGTTTACAATAGCCTGCGCTGCTCTGTAAGCGTCTGCCCCGTACTTGGCTGTGATATTCTCGCGGCGTTCTGGATTGCTGCCCCACTCGCCTCTAATAATCTCGTCTGCCAGCTCTTCGGCTGTTTTGCTCTTAATGGTAGAGCCTGCGCCCATAATCTCGTTTACGCGCGCCTGTGCTGCCTCATACGCTGCCTCTCCGTACTGCGCTGTGATATTCTCGCGGCGTTCTGGATTGCTGCCCCATACTCCGTTAATAATTTCCTGCGCCAGCTCTTCGGTGCTCTTGCTTGGCTTTGCTGGTTCTGTCGCTCCTGCTCTCTGATTTACGATAGCCTGCGCTGCTTCGTATGCCGCTGCGCCGTACTTGGCTGTGATATTCTCGCGGCGTTCTGGGTTATTTCCCCATACTCCGTTAATAATCTCGTCTGCCAGTTCTTCGGCGCTCTTTCCTGCCGCTGGCTGTGGCTCTGCATTTCCTGTTACCACATTATCGTACTGTGTTAAGTCGTTACTGTCAATGACCGCCATAACATTAGCTATGTATGTAGGGCTTGTGGCGTAGCCGCCCTCTTTAATAGCTGTAATAGCTGTACGTGCGTCTGTTACATTTACTGCGGCTGCGTAACGTGCGCTGCCTGTAATGAGGTCGTAATAGTCCTTTACGCTGTCTGCTGGTGTGTCGTACGTTCTAAATGCTGCTGTAATAGTTGTGTAATTAACATTGTCGTAGCACTCCTGCGTTTTTGAGCTAAACACTTTGCCGCCCCAGCTCGTAGTAGCCTTAATGCCGAAAAACGCATTAGCCTTAGTCATAAGGCTAGAGCCGCCCCAGCCTGTTTCTAACGCTGCCTGTCCGATACACACACTAGGAAGTACAAAGCCTGTGCCTGCGTCCTTTCTTCTTTTTGCCTCTGCCTGTGCAAGTGGTACGATTAACTGTAAAAATTCCTGTTTGTTCATAATGGTTTTACCTTTCTTTATAAGCCCGTGTTAATAGCTTTCTTGGGTAAAACTCTTTTGTATATTTCTTTAGTTAATCGCTTTTACTCTTTCTTACCTTTGCTCTGTAATACGTCGATAGCCTTAGTAATAGCTGCTGGCATAGGCACGCCCATAAGCCCCGCATTTTCTACAATGCTTATAAGCTCGTTGGACATAAAGCCGATAATTACAGCCTCGCGTATGTAATCTACTCCTGTCGCAAGGTCTAAGCGGTATGCAATTAAGACGCATAACAAAATCATACCCTTTTTGCAGAGTCCCTTTGCTCCTGCTACGCTCTTTAAGCTGCCGCTTTCTGTCTTTTTACTCTTGTGGAATACTCCCGCTACAATTACCCCGCTAATATAATCAATAATCATAAAAGCTACGAGTGTTGCAAGTGATGTAGTCCAGCCGCCCAGCAAAGCAGCAATAGCCCCGCCGAGCGCTCCAATAGTTGCACAAATTTTTACTTTCATCTTTTCGCCTTTCCGCGCTGCCGCGCCTTTTATTTTTTCTTTCGTGCAACTCTTTTGTTAATCTCTTATGCTTCGGCGTCGTCCTCTTTTTCTGTGTAGTCGTCGCCTGTGATTTCCTTGTACTCTTCTGGTGTTAATTTCCCCTTGCCTACGAGGTTTTTAAGCATTTCCTCGTTATACCAGCCTGCTACGTAATAGCTCTTGTATCTCTTTGCCGCTTTACTCATTCTCTGCCGCCTCGCTTTCCGTATGCTCTGTGTCCTCTGCCGCCAGCGTTGGTAAGTCAATATCTGCCATAGTTGCTACATACTCGAGTAGTGCCGCCTGCTCCTGTACTGTTGCTTTTAAGCGCTCATTTTCTCGCTGCTCTTTAACGCTGGTTTTTAACTTCTCAAAAATCATTATTTCGCCCCTTTCCATAGGTCTTTATAGTATTTATCCATTCTGTCGAGTAAGTGCGTGCTGTCGCCTTTTTCTGCGTGCACCCGCCAGCCTGCATAACATACGTTTACTTTCTCTTTTGTTATCTCGCCGCGCTTGCATTTATTAACAAGCCTTTGTAGCTTTTTGCGCTCTCTTTTTACGTTGTCCGATTTAAGTAGCATTATTACTTTGCCTTTGTCGTCCAGCTTAAAGTTAAAGCCTAAAAATGGTATACACTTACCTACGCTATATACGTGTGTTTTCTTCGGGTTAAACTCAAAGCCCATAACGCGTAAGTGCTTGTCTATCTCCTGCTTGCAGTATTCTAAGTACTGCGCGCTTTCGTGTAGTAGTATAAAGTCGTCCATATATCGTATATAGTACTTTATGTGCAATCGCTCTTTTATAAAATGGTCTATCGGGCTTAAAACTGATATTCCCGCTATTTGTATCATTTGCGAACCAGGGTTATAGCCAATCTCTCCCGCGTACTGGTTTGTAAGTACTCGGTCGGCTCTTTGGTATATATGCGGCTCTAATCCTTTTCTAAAGGTCTGGCGTGCTGTCTCGTGCTGCATATTTGGATAATAGCCGTGTATGTCGCATTGCAATACGTTAAAATTCTTGCCGTACTTCCTATACATAGCCCTTAAGTACTTTTTAAGTGTCTCTCTGGCTAAGTCTGTGCCTTTTCCTTTCTGACAGGCTACGTTAGTATTTATAAAACCCTTTGTCATTTGCGGATATATCGCATTATCGTTTAAACTTCTCTGATATACTCTATCTCTAAAAGCTATGCTAACTATTTCTCTTTTCTTTGGCGCCATTATTGTAAACTGTACGGGCTTTCTCTCTTTGTATGTGCCCGTCTTAAGCTGCTCCTCTAGCTTAAGTGTTTCCTCTATCCCGTTTAAGTAGTAATGTGCTACGCTATCTTTCCAGATAACGCCTTTTCTGCATTTCTCCATTGAGCTATAGAGGGCGTCAAAGCCTATAATATTCTCTTCGATATCCTCTTTAATATCGTCATTCATTTTATAAGTCCCGCGACGTGTATAACGCGCAGCTCGCAAGCTGTTTGTATCGCCTCGGCGTTGTTTAGCCTTGCGGCTGGGTGTTCGGCTCCTTGTGCAATTAAAATATAGTGCGCAGCTCCTACGGGGCTGCCGTGTGACTAATTGTATAACACAATCGGGCGCGCAGCGCATAGAGTTGTTCGCGTTGTTGTTGTTGACGTTGCCGCTCGAGTTCACGTACCACGTATTGTACGAGTTGCCACGATTAGCGCTACGCAAGCGGACGTTCTGCGTTTAGCCTACAACCCTTTTATAGTATCGCCTTGCGGCGCTGCTATCTATTCTAGTTTTCCGTATCTCTTTGTGTCTCCTGCGTTCCAGTCTCTCAATGCTTGGCGTACTTCTATTGTCTTTTGTCCCCAGTACTTAACTCTTTTGCTTGTTAAGTGGTATAGAGGCTTAGCCATTTGTATAAATGCGAGTAAGTTATTGCACTCTCTGGCTGCCTCTTGCTGTAGCTTTTTACGCTCGAGCCAGTTACGCGGCTCGTCGCCTACTCTTATATTGTTTGCTGTCCACGCTTTCGTAAATATTTCTTTTGCCGTGTGTATGATGTCATTTGTTAATGCCGTCTGATACTCTGGCAGAAATATTTTAGGGTTCTTTGTAATTCTTATTGTATATACCGCTAAGTCGTTCGCCTTTATAAGTACGTCAAATTTTCCTTTACCTCTTTCGCTCTCGTTTACTGACACGTCGCGCTTGTCCTTTCTTTTATATTTTCGTTTTCCGCTTTGATAGCCCCGCCGAGGCGTCGGCAGGGCATTAGCGTTATTTTGCTACGGGTGCCCCCGTAATTGCACAAGCGGGCGCGCAGCGCATAGAGTTGTACGCGCCGTAGTTGCTGACGCTGCCGCTCGAGTCAACGTACCACGTATCGCACGAGTTGCCACGATAAGCGCTACGCAAGCGGACGTACTGCGCTGAATTGTGATTTTCTATAGCATATGTAATCATTTCTGGGTATGTCTGCCATTGTGCGCAAGGTGTTGTGCGCCCGCTGGCTCTCTTCCAGTATTCCCAGTAGTCGCCCTCGCCGCTTGCCTGTGGCGCGCAATACATTTGTTCCATACTCGGTAAAAAGATTTTATCGTATGTAATCTCTGTTGCTGTGTTCTTGTCTGGCTCGCTTATGGTGTTCGGTACTGTTACAATTTTGATAGGGGTTAAGCAGCTTAAAAAGTCGTCGTCGAACCCTGTTAAAAAGCCTGCCTTTGTCGTAAGCTCCGCGGGCTTAACGTCGCCCTTATGCTGTGCCGTCCACCAAGCATTTACTCCCGCCTTGCTGTTAAGCCACTGTCTCATAGCGCTATGGCTCCAACGATTATAACTATATCTACAGATATTGCCGCTCGTGTCTTTAATAGCACTGTGGTAATATGTTGTGCCCGCAGGGATAGCGCCGCCTGTCGTTACAGTCGCAAGGCTAAAGCTGCCGTCGCTGTTTTTTGTGTAATAATTGTAATCTGCGCTAAAGGTTGCCTCTGTTGCTACCTCTGCCTCTGGCGCGTCATACTGCACCCCGAACGGCGTACAGTAATGCCATTGTAAAAACATAGCGTTTGTGGTTTCGCCGTCCTTGAGCTCTACGTCTCCAAAATGTACGACGTCCATAACTGCCGCGTATGTTACATTTGTTGCCTTATCCGTCCAAGGTACTGTAATCTGGTCGCCTACTGTAAATACTTCTTTTTCTTTTTTACCCTCTACGATAGCCTTTACCTGTTTCATAGTAACGAGGTCTGCTGCTGTAAAGCCTGCAATCGCTCGCAGGCTCGCCGCTATGTCTTTCATAGTTGTATCGCGTGGTAAATCAATGCTTTGTACTGCCATTATTGCCTCTCTTTCTTACTGCTCGTTATACATAAATGTTACTGCGCCGTCGCTGCTTACAAGCAAATTGTAGTTCCTGTCGGTGTAGACTGCTGCTGCTGCGTCCTGTGCTGTCTTTGCCGCTGCTTTCGCCGCGTTGGCTGCGTTGTTTGCGTTTGTGGTTGCCGTGTTAGCGTTTCCTGCTGCCCCGTTTGCTGCGCTCGTGGCGTTTTTCGCGTTTTCTGTTTCTCTCTTTGTGTTTGCGGTTGCTTCGTCGGCTGCTTTTTTCGCTGTGTCTGCTGCGCTTGCTGCGTTATTTGCTGCTGTTGCTGCTTTATTGGCTGCGTTTGCTGCGTTCGTGGCGTTGCTCGTAGCCGCGTTTGCGTTGCTTGTAGCTGTGTTGGCATTGTCTGTAGCTTTTTCGGTTGCCGTTCTTGCTGCCTGTGCGCTGTCCCTTGCCTGTTCTGTCTCTATAATTAATTTTGTTAAGCTCGTGCTCTCGTCCGTGCTCTCTATATCGTCCGTATATACACTCTCTGCGATTTTAGTATAATATGTCGCACTTACCAGTACGCTAGAGCCGTTGTATAACTGTATTTCCGCAAAGCCTGTGCCTGCTGCCGCTAACATCTGCTGCGTGTATGTTACTATTACTTTGTTATTGCTTATTGTGCAGTCGTTTATTACCTTGTTGCCGTCTGGCTTATAGTATTTTACACGCGCTTTTACTCCGCTCGGTATAGTATATACTACGTCGTTCTGTAGTAGTGTTACCTCTACTTGTCGGCTTGATATTTCGCCCTGCTTGGCTATGATGTACCCAAACGGCGGCGCGCCGTCTATCGGTACTTTTATGCTCTGTGTGTTCACAATAGCCATTGTTAATTACTCCTTTCGCTTATTTGCTTATAAGCTCCTTATTTGCGCAGTCCCTTATATCGGACAGGCAGGCGCTTACTATTACGTCTGTAATGTACGCTGGCAGCCCGTAGGCTCTCTGTACTTCCAGTATTGCAAGTGTCATATCTCCGCGGGCGGCTGTAAGCAGCTCTGCGCTAATTGTCGGCGCTTTTGGTTCTGCCTGTTGCTCTTCCTGTAATGTTTCTTTTGTTTCCTGCTTTTCTTCCTGTGGCATTTTCTTTTACCCCCTTATAGCCGTCTGCATAGCTGCTAGTGCCTCTGTTGTTAATAACTGCATACTCTCTGTAGTGTTTGTCGGCTGCTCTTCTGTTTTGGGTTCGTCGCCCGTTGGTATAATTAAGTTGTCGCGCCTGTTTTCTTCTTTTGCTGTTGCCATATTACGCCTCTCTTTCTAAATACTGCTGCTGCCCTCTGGTACTCCTGTTATTGCCCCGTCTCGTACTGTTATGCTCGAGGTTGTCCAGCCTATAGTACCGTTGCCGTTGTCGTGTATCTCTGTTATTATGCTTACTCTTTTGTTATCCGCTACTGTATAGCCGTTTGCGCTACTATTTTTATGATTTGCGCCGTTTATCTCGAACCCGTGCGCGTACAACTTAGCCCCTAAATGTAAGCCCTCATCTGTGTATATACTGTTTGCTCTGGAATAGCATAATACAGTAGAATAGCTGCCGCTTTGTGCCTCTGCTTGTCTAGCCCACGCCATATACTTACCTTGATACTCCAAATCAAATACTAAGCCCTTATGCGCATTGTTGCCGCTCCATTGGTTCGTACCTATACAGCCGACGTAATAATTATCTCGCCAAAATCTATTACCGACTTCATCAAAGCGGCTACGTAGGTGCTCCGCGTCCACTTTGCCATTGTAAATATTTATTTCGCCTGCTTTTAGCTGTACATATTTACTGCTGTTGTTAAATGCTACTATTACGTTGTTGTAATACTGTGTTATGTAGCTGCCTACGTTATCTTTTGTTACGCAGCTCGTAATATTGTCTGCATTTACCTTTATGGACGCTTTTAGCTCTTTTTCTGCGTCCTGCGCCCTTTTAACCTCTGCTGTAATATTATCTGCATTTACTGTAAGCTGCGCCTCTGCGTAATCTCGTAGTAGCCCCAGCACTTCCACGTCTTTAATTAATACTGTTGTGCCCGATACTGTCGCATAAAAATATATATAGCCGTCGTAGTCGCTGCTTAACTCTATATCGCGCTCGAATGTTGTCCACTCGTCCGATTTTAACGCACCTGCCGCCGTTGTTGCTGTTGTCTTAAAGCCGCATTGTACGCGTGCTGTATTCTCCTGCCCTGCTATGGTCGCCGCTTTATAACGTACCCTGTAAGTGCCTGCGGGCGTTTTCTTTGTGTCGCAGCGTATGTAACTGCTATAATTTGCGCTTGCTTTTACTATTTTCGCATATCTTCCAAGCGTTGTACTGCTTTCTACTACATTGTTTGCCGAGCTTGCGTACCACGGCGCGCTTAAATCGTCCGTAAAGTCTGCTGCGTAATTGTGCATAGCCGTTTCGCTTATTTTCTTGCACAATAGCGTAATCTCTTCGGCTGTCGTTTGTATCTTGCTTAAGCTGTCCTCGTACGCCTTATTTGCGGCGTCGTCCGCGTGCTTTGTTACCGCGTTCCTGTATTCCACGTCTAGCGCCTCTGCGTACACTGTGCCCGCTTTAAGTATTGCGCCCGTGAGCTCGCCCGCGGTAATAAAGTTTGCTACTATTTGCCCGTCTGCTGTTATTGCTGTAGTAAATTTGCCGTTTACTCCTGTGCTGCTATGCCCCAGCCCTGCAAGGTTCCAGCGCCAGACATTTTTAGCCTTGCTAAGTTCTGGCTGGTCTAATATATAAATCTCCTGCGGGTTTTTCTCTGGATAAAGCACCACATAGCCGCCGCTGTTTCCTGTTATGGCTGCCGTAACGTCTACTATCGTCTGCTCTATCTGCTTTTTTATCTGCTCGGCTCGTGTCTGGTTCTTTTTTATGCTCTCTGTTACTTCCTGCTGCGTCGCTGTAAGCTGCTTAGTTAAGTTTGTGCGTACGCTGCCTATTTCCATAGTGTCGTAGCGCTCTTTTAGGCTGTCATACTTCGCTTTTACTATTTTTGCTGTAGCTTCTATTTGCAGCTTATCTATGCGTACTGTTACTGTATCGCATAGCGCGACGCTTTCCATAACCTGTATGTTTTTATAATCCTTTGTTTTTTTAAGTTGTGCGTACGATAGTGTAATATTAATATCTGGCTCGGTGCTTATTTTTTCTAAGTACGCCTCTGCTTTCGCTCTTAACATATCCTCGGTTATAATCGTGCCGCTTTCCCATTCGCTGCTAAAGTCCACTATCTCGCAGCGCTTATATGCGTAATCTGCTGCGCCTGCGTGTACTAGTGTCTTTTCTTTTAGGCTTACGTATACCTCGCTTTCTTCGCCCTCTGGCGTGTACTTTGCATATGGGAATATAGCCGTTACTATATTTGCTATGTTACGCTCTTGCTTTGCGTCGGTTAGGTTTTTGCCGTATTCGATTGTTACGCCGTTGTCTGCGCCTCTCGCTTTTAATAGCTCTATTCTGTAGTTATTAAAGTGATATTCGCCGCCCCACGTATCTAATATACTGCCCTCTACGCCGCCGAGTGCCTTACGTACGCTCACCACGTCCGCTATGCTCGTTTTGTTTACTGTTGTAATGTCGCTTGCTGCTGTGTATTTGTGTTTAAATACTGCTGCTGCCAGCAACCTATTAAGCGCCTGCTCTGCATTTACTCCGCTTATGCTAAACCGCTCTACAGGGTTGCCCGTGAGCTCGTAGCTTATGTGCTCTGCGTTCCACGTCGTATTACTGCCTATCTGTTTGCCGCTTTTGTATATTCTAAAAAGTTGCGGCTCGTCCGTGTCGTTCGCCTTTGCTTTAATGATAGCGTCCTCTGCTATATATTCCGCTAAGTGTCCTTTTGCTGGGTATATAAGCGTCGCCTCATATGCCCCGTTTCTCTCTTCTGTTACTGTGCAGCTTACCGCGTCTGTAAGTAAGCCTATGCCGTTTGTTGTAAAGTCTGTTTCGCTGGCAGCGTATAAAATTGGAATCATAGTTTGCACCAGCGCGGTACTATTTCGATTTTTGTTACATTACCCGCCCAGCTTATGTTATTGTCTCCTGCTGCCAGCTTAGGAAACGCCCCCACAAGCATTTTATTATTCTGTAATGTATCGCCCTTGTACGCGTTCATATTTTCGCTGTCTACCTCTATATATCCGTCTATATTTTTAAAGCCGTGCGCGCGATTGTTTATATAGAGTGTTACGTTACCGCTGCCGTATATCTTCATATATGGCGTTGCTGTAAAGCCCTCTGGGTTTGTAATCGTGGCTGCTTTTGTTATCGTTATTGTTTCGTCTCCCTTTAGTGCTCTTTTATATGCCTTGCACGTAAACTGTATCTCTATTTGTCCCAGCAGGCGCTTAGCAAGCTCTGACACGCTCGCCCCGCTGCTTAAGTATGCAAGTGTGTAATAGTCTCTGTCGTAAGTATCATAGAGTTTTTTATACTCTATGCCGCTGCCGTAGAGCCAAGCGTAAAGCCTGCGGGCGTGTTCCTCTAAGTCTAGCTTAAAGGCGTCTATATCCACGCAGCATACGTATTTACGCACATAATCGTTAAATTGCTGGTTGTCCAGCTCGTCTATGCGATTGTCTACTACAAAATTGCCGCGTGCTGGTACGTTTATAGTCTCTATTACAGGCTCGGCGGCGTTGTCCGCGCCGCTCTGCTCCATAATAAAAAGCCCCATATCGAGAGAATTAACGCCGTTATATGTAAAGCTATTAGCTGCATTATAATAATTACTAAGCATATACTCTGTCGTCCCTCTCTTTCATTTCTTCCGCAGTCTCTAACATTTCCTCTGTAAGCTCTCTTATGTCTGTATCTCTGTTGTTTTCAAAGTGTTCTATATTTACGTTAATCTCGTTTGTAATTTGCTGCGCCCTGCTGCCTTTTGCGGTGTCTATAGCTGTGTTTCTTGCCGTATTCGTAAGCGGCGTTACTACAGCTTTGCCGTTTACCATTTGTACGAGCTCTGGTCCCGCCTCTGCTACCATAGCGCCGCCGTTTCCGATAATGCCGCCGTGTGCAAGCCTTGGCAGGCTTAAATTACTCATTTTGCCAATGCTTACCCCTGGTATTTTGTTTATAAGGTTAATAGCTCCGTTGATAAGCCCTATAGCTCCGTTTATGGTGTTTTCTATAATGCTTATTACGCCGTTAATTCCTGCTTTTACCGCGCCGCCTATTGCGTCTGCTATGCTTGCGCCTAAATTCGAAAACGTATTTCTTATAGTGTCCCACAAGCCGCTAAAAAAAGAGCTAAAATTAGAGAATACACCCTTTACCGCGTCCCAAGCTGCCCCGAATGTGTCTCTAAAAAATGAGCCGACAGCCGAAAAGATACGCTTTACGCTATCCCATAATGTACTAAAGAAGTTTGCAAAACCCTCGAATATGCTCTTTATTCCGTCCCACGCGCCTTTAAAGTCTCCTGTAAGCACGTCTTTTACGACGCTGAATACTGTTTTTATAGCGTTCCATACCGCAGCAAAGTAAGCCGCTACAACGTCCCATACTGCTTTGATAATTTCCCACGCATTACGAAAGAATGAGCCCAGCACTTCGCCTACAGCCGAGAATACTACTTTTATGTTTTCCCAGATAAGCGTAAAGTAAAGTACTGCTACGTCCCATACGCCTTTAATGTATTCCCACGCAACCGAGAAAAAACCGCCCAGCACTTCGCCAACTACCGAGAATATGACTTTTATATTTTCCCATAACATAGAAAAGTACGGCTCTACTAAATCCCATACTACTTTAATAATTTCCCAGCAATCGCTAAATATCTGCGCTATGTCTGCGCCTAACTGTTGCAAAAAAGCAAAGGCAGCCTGTAGGTACGGCTCTATAAAGCCCCATATCTCTTGTATCTTGTCCCAGATAGTGCCTATAACGCCCTTTATTACTTCGATAGCGCCGCCTATAAATTCTTTTACATTCTCAAATATTTCGTTTACTGCGTCTCTAAACCATTCGCACTTATTGTATAGCGTTATAAATATCGCTATTAACGCCGCTATCGCCGCTATAACTAATATAATGGGGTTTGCTGCAAGCACGGCGTTTACTGCTGTTATTGCAGTCTGTAGCGTCTTAATTACGTTTATCATAGTTGATATAACGCCCGCTACTTTGCTTATAATTAGCAGCGCGGGGGCTATTGCTGCAACTATCATTACTATTGTCGCTATCATTTCTTTTTGATTGTCGCTTAGCCCTCTAAACCATTCTGTAGCGCTCTGTACTGTGCTCGTTACTTTTTCTATCGCTGGCTGTAATGCCGATAACGCAGTACCCGCTAAGTCGCTGCCTGCAAGTTTTAAGTTATTAAGCATTACTTTAGCATTGTCCCACGGGTCTAAAGTGCTTTCATATGTATCTTGTACAGTAGTGCCGTAGTCCTCGAGTGAGCCGCCTAAGTCGTCTACGCTTAACTTGCCCTCTCTTATTGCCTGCGCCATTTCTGCAAAGCCCTTAGAGCCGAAAGTTTCTTGCGCAATACTTAACGCCTCTGTCTCCGTACTTGCGTTTTTAATGCTGTCTATTGTCTTTTGTAGCGCTTGGTCTGTACTTAAGCCCTCTGCTGTATAATTCTTTACAGCTTTCTTTAAGCCTGTCATAGCTGTAGTAGCGTCTACGCCGTTATTTTCAAACATAGCAAGCAAATTTACGCTTTCTGTAATGCCTAGCCCCATTTCTTTTAAGGTGCTGCCATTCTGCATTAACGAGTTCTCTAATGTGTCCATAGACAGCCCTGTATCTTGTCCTACTTTTGTGAGCAGTCCTAATACATTGCCCGCCTGTCCTGCGTCTACGTTGAATTTGTTTAAGATTGTGTCTACATTGTCAATACTGCTATTTAAGTCTGTCCCGTTTATCTCTGCAAATTCGATAAACTGCTTTGATAAGCTCTCTAACTCGTCGCCTGTAAGCTGGAAACGTGTATTAACCTCTCCTATTGCTGTGCCTGCCGTCTCCGCGTCTGTCGGTATATCCTTAAAAATGTTGTTCATACGCTTGTTGAGGTCGTCTAACGCCTCGCCCGTAGCGCCTGTTTTAGTTATAATTATGTCGTAGCCGTCGTCTAAATTCATAGCAGACGCTACGGCTCCTGCGCCTACTGCTGCCGCTGCTGCCGATAAAGGCGCCATAGCTTTAGCTGCTTTGCCTGCTTTATCCTCTACTGTATCAAATGCTTTCGCCGCCGTGTCGATTTTGCTTACATTCTTCGCTGTCTCTTCGGCTGCTTTCCCTGTGTTTTCAAATTCTTTATTGCTTTCCTCTGCCTGCTTTTCCAAGTTGCCGAGTTTGATTTCTGTAGAGGCTATCTCTCTTTGTAATGCTCTGTATTGTTCCTCTGATACTTCGCCATTTTCAAACTGTTCCTGTACCTGTTTTTCTGCCTCTTTTAAGGTTTCTAACTTCTCTTTTGTACTTCCTATAGCCTCTTTTAATATTTTCTGTTTCTGGGCTAATAGTTCCGTATTTGTCGGGTCGAGTTTAAGCAGCTTGTCTACTTCGCGTAGCTCTTTCTGTAAAGAGCTGCACGAGCTATTAACGCCAGAGAGCGCCTTAGATAGCTTAGTAGTATCTCCGCCTATTTCGATTGTGATACCTTTAATACTGCCTGCCACTTATTACGCTCCTTTCTGGTTCTTAATCTTTTCTCGTATCTTTTTGCGGTCTGGCTTGGTCTGCGTCATTCTGTAGCAGTCCTCTAAATACTTTCTGCCCTTTTCTGTCTGGCTAAGCGTATATATATAACTTTCTCGCATAAAGTATAAGTATAGGTCTATCGGCATTTCTTGCACGTCGAATATGCTTATATTTAAGTAGTCTATAACTAGCTTCTCTGCTCGTGTTTCTGCTGTGTATGTATACTCTGCCGCCTCTGTCTGCCCGTTTGGGTAGCGCGGCAGCTTTAGTTTGGGTTATTCTTAATGCTGTTTACAAAGTCTGCGTAGTCGTTAATGTACGCTATAATTTCCTCTATGTCGTACTCTTCCTGTTCTAAGTACTCCGCTGTAATAACCTCTTTGCCTCTGTTATTGCTTAAGATTTCTGCCAAGAGCCCTAGCATTTCGTCGTATACCTCGCCGCTCTTAGCCTCGTCTGTGTCAATATCGTTTATAATCTGCATTTTTTCAAAAGTGCGCTTTTTAGGCATTTCAACTACAAGAGTTTTGCCGTCCTTTAACTTAGTAGGGTAAAAGCTGCGCTTTAATTTTCCAAAATCAAAACTTTTATTTGCCATATTCTAACCTCTTTTCTATCGCGGCTGCTTTTGCGCAGCCGCTTTAATCTCTTATACGTTCTGTACTATTTCCTCGTCAAAAATAATAAGTGTGCCCTCTTTGTCCATTGGGTAAGCTGTAAAGGTTGGCTCTAATGTTGTCTCTGCGTCTGTTGCGAATGTAAAGCTAAAGCCTGCCTCATTCTTTCCGACGATTGTTACTCTAACGTCGCCGTCCTCGTCGTCCTCGTGCAAAAATCTAATTAAATATTTGTCGTTTTTCTGGTTCTTTAAGCCGCCGATTTTTACAGTACGCTTTTTGCCAGAGGTTGTTACTCTTGCTGTTGCACATAATTTATCTAATGTAGCTCCGCACCAAGTAAGCAAGCCCGCTTTAAGTGTTGCCTCTTCCTTTGTCACTTTAGTTTTCTGTACTACACCTAAATCGTCCTTGGCTGTGTAGCTCTCTGCTGTATACTCGAGTGACGCGCCGCCCTTGATGTGCGCAAGCTGGTTATCCTCTGTTTCTATTGTTTCGTCCGCTGGGATTGTTCCCGTAAATTTAACGCAGTAGAGCTTACCGCTGCCGAGTGTAATTCTCTCGCTATCCATATTGTTACTGTCCTCTCTTTCTTATTTTTTCGTATATGGTAAATTCGTATGCCGTCTGTACCATATCCTCGCTTTGTATTGTCTCTTGAAATTTGTTAAAGCCTACGTCGTATAATACTTTTTGTTCTATTTCTTTTTCTAAGCTGCTATCGGCTATTTTGTCTGTGTAAAGCTCTATAGCCGCCTGTATTGCCCTAACTCCTACTGCTCCGTCGTCGCTTTTGCTTACGTTGTCCTGCGGTGTTATGTATACCAGATACGGCAGCTCGGGTAGTGGCGTTTCTTTTGTCTCTCTAAACTCGTCCTTTGCCAGAGGTAGCCCCAGCGTGCGGGCGCGTTCTATAATTGTCTCTAATCTCATTTGCTCGCTGCTGCCTCTATCCTTTCCTGTAGTGCCTCTATAGCCGCCTGCTCTACAGGCGCTATATGCTGTATAGCTCTAACTCTGCCGCCGTTCCTACTTGCGTGCCCATATTCCAGCAAGTGGGTTAGCTGGTAGTCTGTCTCGTTATATACAGTATTTCGCTTAGTTCGTTTGTCTGTGTATGCTGCTTTTTTACGCCAGCCCTTGCGGTAGCTTCCCGTTAGTTTGGGGCTGCTCTTCTTAAGAGTGTCTACCGCCTCTTTTGCTACTTCGTCGGTTATTCGCTTTGTTGCGTCTGCTATTTCTTGGTCATATTCTGCCAGCGCTTCGGCTATAGCTGCGCCTGCTGTGTTTATGTTCTCGTTGCTCAACGCTTGCCCGCCCTCTTTTCTGCGTACAGCTCTAACTTTTCCTCGTTTGGCTTTTTATAAGTCCTGTAAATAGTTAAACGCTGCCCGTTGTACTCTAACTCTGTCTGGTCGTTGTATTCGTGCGCCCATACAGTAAATTTATAGCTTGGCTTAATGTCCTTAACGCCCGCTGTCGCGTATTCGCTCTGGGTTATGCTGTCTACCTCGCAGCATATAGTTACGCTTTCTGTTTCCGTCGCGTTTAGCTGCGTCTTTAAGGTTATCTCTCCATACATTTTTAGCCCTCGCTTTCTTTCGTGTTATACTCTCCAGAAAGTGCTAAAGACATCTTAAGCGCGTCGTAGCTCTGTCTGTATTTGTCTGCAAGGTTGTTATAGTTAAAGTCTGCTTTTGTAAAGAGCTGTGCAGCTCTAATAATAAGCGCGTCTGTGTCGTCTATCTTTTTCACGCCTGCAAGCTGCAAGTCTTTAAAGCAAGCCTCTATACAGCCGCTTATATCGTCCTCGATAATAGCCGAGGCGGTAGACATACGCATACTGTCTTTAATTGCTTTTATTAGTGCTGTCCTCATAGTCGTCCCCCTACTCTGCTGCTTTTGCTACGCCTGCCTCTATAAGCTGCGCTGCGCGTTCTTTTGTTACCTCGAACGTGTCGCCCGCGTGCTGTGTAATATCGCGCTGCAAGTCTTTGTAAGTCTCTGTTACGATAACTTTTATTGTTGTGTCCGAAACGGACACGTTAGCGGCTGCTGCCTGCTGGTCGTTTGCTGTCGGTGTGTTCGTCGCTGCCTGCTGCCTGTCGTCCTCGTCCGTTACGTCTACCTCTGCTGCCGCGATACGTTCTACAAGCTCTGCCTTTTTCCCGTCTGGGCTTAATCCCAGACTTTTAGCAAGTTCTCTAAGCTCGTCTACCTTGTACTCGTCCTCGAGCTGCTTTTTATCTAAATGCCCTTTCATTATTTCGCCTTTCTTTAGCAGGCAGCTTTACGCCGCCTGCGTTATTGTTATTAAACTGACTTTACGCCTTTTTTTACTAAGATAATGCCCGCAGCGTCGGCTACCTTTCCGTCAGCTACCATTAAGCATTTATTCTTAATCTTGTTATTGTCGTGGTCTGTCCACTTTACTACCTGCATTTCCATATTTGTATTAATAACGTAGTCCGAAAAGTTCATAAATACCGCGATTACGTCGCCCTCGTTTGCGTCGTCCCAGCTTGGTAAAATATCGTCCTCTACAGTCTCTACGTTCTTACCCATAAAGCGGTATGTCTCTTCGCCGTTTACGCCATAATTTGTACGCCCGATAGGCTGCCCGTTTTTATCTTCCATTCCGTCAATGCCAACGTCAAAAGTTGACTGGTTCATTATAAAGCTGCCATTTCTGTACGCCTTTTTCATTTTTGCTTTTACTTTATGCCAGCCGCTCCAACTTGCGTACTCTTCTGGTGTAAGTGTAACAACGGTTGTTACTCGGTTGTCTTTTAATACTCCTAATGGCTGCCCCTCGCCTGTTCCGTTAAAAATAGAAATCTCGATAGCTTTAACCATAGCCTCGGTCGCCATAGGCACAAATAAATCTGTAAACATTTTAAGTGTTACTACGTTTGCTAAAATGCTCTGTGAAATTTTGCACTCTAAGCCGTAATAATTAAATGTCACCGAATTTTTAGCGCTTGCGTTCTGGTCGTCGCTGCTCTTTCCCTCTGTAATCCAGTGCGCAGTAGGCTTTAAGTCTGCGATTGGAATTGATACGCCGCCCTGTACGTTAATCTTGCGCACCTTTGCGTAAATGCTGCCGTAACTTTCCAGCTTTGTAATAATTTCATTCATAATTGTAGTTGGAATTACCGCGCCGCTTTCTGCTGTTGTAGTTGTGCTGGCTGCTCTGTACTCTGTTGGAATTGCTACGCCTCTACACACATAATTCATAAATGCTTTACGATACTCCAATGTGTCGTACTTATCTACTGCCGCTGTGCGCTGCTGCGTTCCGCTGCCGTCTGCTGGCGCGATACTTCTAATTACTGTAGGTACTGTTACGTTTCCGTTTCCGTCTGGTACTTCTCCCGCTGCGATAGCTGCAAGTAAGTTTGTGCGCTGCTCCTGCTGCTGGATAATTGCCGCTCTCTCTTCCTGTAAGTCTTTTACTTCTTTCTCGTACTTTGCCAGTTCTTCGGCTGTAAGCTGTGTGCCTCTTTCCTCTACGTCTTTCTTAATAGCCGCAAGTCTTAATTCAATCTCTTTTAATCTCATTGTTTTTGTTCCTTTCTTTGCCTTAAATTGTTGTTAAAATTCTTAACATAGCCGCGCGCTTTTCTAACGTCTCCCGCTGCTCTGCTTCACGTCTCCCGCTTGCGTAGCTACGTGCTGCTATACTGGTGTCGTCGTTTGCTGGTATGCTTACCGCGCTAACGTCGTACACTTTTTTAATTTTTAAAATTGTGCGGGTGTGCGTGTTCCTGTCGTAGCTATCCTCTGCAACTGTAAACGCCCACGACATTTTAGTAATCATTCCCGCGTTAATATCTTCATACAGCCCCCTTGCTAACTCTGTTTTACTAAGGTCTGCTGCAATAAGAAGCCCTTTATCGTCGGCAGTTAATTTAAGCGTGTTATTGCTATTTCTTGCGTATACCCTGCCGCTGTGGTCGTACTGCATAATAACGTCGCTTAAGTCCGCGCCGTCCAGCGCGTGCCTGTCTATTTTTTCGTAATATTTGTCGCCGTCCTCAAACTCATAGAGCACGTACGGCGTATCAAACGTAGTCGCGTAGCCCTCTATGTAGTAGTCGCTGTTAAATTGGTTCGTAGCTGCCGTGACCGATAGAGGCGCCGCTACGTTCCTGTATTCTCTTTCTTTTACTATTGGCATATGTTTACTCTTCTCCTTTCTCGTCCGCCTGCTGCCCGCTGTTTGTCTGCTGTGGTTCCTGTTCCGGCTCTTGCCCTGCCGTTGGTTCTGTTTGCTGTGGCTGCTGCGTTATAATTACTGGCTGCGGCTCTTTGTTGTGCTTGTCCAGCTCGCTAACCTCTGTATACTCTTTTCGTATATAGTATTTGTCGCCGTCCTCAACGTGTGCCATATTCCATATGTCCATAACCCCGTTACGATTAAGTAAGCCTCTGTCGAATAGCTGCGTACTTACCTGTAGCTTTGTGTTATTGCTCGCATACTGTAGCCTGTTCGCGCTAAATGTAATAGCGTTGCCGCGTGCAAGGTCTCGCGGCGTAAAGGTCATATTAGACATTACGAGCGATAACTGTATAGCAAACGGCTCTATTTTTCCCTCGTAGTAGGCGTTCCACGTTTCCTCGTTAAACTTGTTTTGCAGTATGTCCATATTTGTATTAAAGTGCGTACATACATTTTCTTGTATTTGCTGCATTTGTAACGCGTTCGGCGTGTATGGTCTGCTCTCTACTGTTTTTACGTCTGTAAATTTATTGTCGTATATAATCATTCCGCTTTTGTTGTCGCTGCTTAAATTGTCCTGCGTAAATCTGTCGCGCTCTTTTTTTATGTCCTCTGGTTTAAGCATATTTGCTACTTTTGCTAAAAAGCGGATATTTGCCGAATTTTGCACGGCGTTAATAATTCCCTCGTTACTCGTCTGTATAAGCTGCATTGTCGGCTGCATTGTCTTGTTATCCTCGCCGAAAATGTCGTCTCTATATTGGTGCGTCGTTAGTATTCCGACGCGTTCAAATTCAATCGCTGCGCGCTCTCCATTCCCAAATGTATAGCGTAAATATACTTGGTCTTGGTGTTCTATAATTTCGCAGTTTTGA